CTAATGCTGAACAAGTATATGTAGCTGATGGTATCTTTGGTCCTCAAACAGATAGTGATGTAGACTTAGGTAGTGATTCTGTACGTTGGAAAGATGCTTATATAGATACCGTTACTACCACAGGTGCAGTGACCGTGGGTGGCGATTTAACAGTCAATGGTACTACCACTACCGTGAACAGTACAACAGTTACTGTGGATGACCCTGTGTTCACTCTAGGGGGTGATACTGCTCCGAGTTCAGATGACAACAAAGATAGAGGTATTGAGTTTAGATATCACACAGGTTCTGCAGCTAAAGTAGGTTTCTTTGGATTTGATGACAGTGCAGGTAAGTTTACATTTATACCTGATGCAACTAATTCTTCTGAAGTATTCTCAGGTACAGCAGGTACAATAGTAGCTAATGTTGAAGGTGATGTGACAGGTAACGTGAGTGGTACAGCTGCTACAGTTACAGGTGCAGCTCAATCTAATATAACATCATTAGGCACACTAACTACATTAACAGTTGACAATGTCATAGTTAATGGAACTACAATAGGTCACACAGATGATACAGACCTAATGACACTAGCTGATGGTGTTGTTACAGTAGCAGGTGAAGTCTCTATGACTACACTTGATATAGGTGGTACTAACGTAGGTTCTACTGCAGCAGAATTAAACTTACTAGATGGTTCAGCTAAATCAACGTCATCTATTACAGTGGATGATGCAGATGCTTTTATAGTAATAGATGGAACAACTACAAAGCAGATACCTGCTTCTGACTTAAAAACATATGCAGGAGGAAGCTCAGCAAGTAAAGGCTTCGCCACAGCTATGGCAATAGCATTATAATAAGATTTTACTTGACAAATAAAGCGAAACCGAGTATAATTATATAAAAGGAAAAAGAAATGGCACAAGACTTTGAAAGAACCCTTACAGCTAACATAGATACTGCTCTTGCAGATATAAGAGCCACATCAAATAGTGATGATGCAATAGTTGGTATAAGGATGGCTAACATACATACATCACAGATAACTGTAGACGTAGCTATTACTGACAATAGTAATAACGTAACAGCTTATCTAATTAAATCTGCACCTATACCTGTTGGGGGTGCATTAGAGTTAATAGATGGTGGTTCAAAGATAATACTACAATCAGGTGATAAACTAAGAGCAAAGTCAAGTGTAACGAATTCTCTTGATGTTGTTGTCTCAGCAGTTGATACTATTAGTGAATAGGAGATAGAATGGCATACTTAGGAAATGTTGTACCTGCTAACTTCCAAGCACCACCTGCTGTTGTAAGATTTAATGGTGATGGTTCTGATACAACCTTTGCACTAGGAAGAACAGTAGGTTCAGTACAAGAGATACTTGTAAGTGTTGATGGTGTTGTGCAAGATAGTGCAGCTTACACTGTACCTGATGGCTCAACATTGACATTCTCGGCTGCACCCTCAAGTGGTACAGGCAATATCTTTGTATATTTTCTTGAGTTATCAGCAGGAACAATAACACCTACAGCAGAGTTCAAGGGTAACTTCAAAGGTGGTGGGTTGTTTAGAACTAATGCACAGAATTTAACTGCTGACATAACTATACTAGCCACAGAAAACGCACAAGTTACTGGAGACTTCACAGTAGATAGTGGTGTTACATTGACTGTGAATAGTGGTGGAAGGTTGGTGATATCGTGAGTAGTTTAAAAGTAGATAATATAACAGGTCGTGGTAATGCAGGTTTTACGGGTTCTGTAGAAAGTGAAGGTGGTAATACTACTACGGATTTACAGCAAGGGTTAGTTAAAGCATGGATTAATCTAAATGGAACAGGAACTATTGCATCTAGAGATAGTTTTAACGTATCATCAATAGCAGACCAAGCAACAGGAGACACAAGGGTAACTGTTTCTTCTGCATTTGCCACAACAAACTATTGCACAACTGCATCAGGTGGTGAAAATGCTGATTCATATAGTGGTGGTATGAGAGCAGGTTCTTGTTATATGGTTTCAACCACAGTGGCAGGTGTTGCTATGTCTTATCAAAATGGTGGTGCAGCGGATTGTGTTATTAACTGTTCACACATAACAGGAGACCTAGCATGAGTACAGTAATCCTAGACACAATCACAGGCAAGTCCACTGCAACAACCATAACCATTGGCTCAACACCTGTAGTTAGTTCAAGTGCAAACTCTATGACTATTAGAGGTGAGGGTTCAGCACAGACAAGTGTTCAAGGTGGATTAGCAAAGTGTTTTTTAGCTTTTAATGGTGAAGCTACTCCTCCTGCTGTTAGGTCGTCACTTAATGTTTCAAGTTTAACAGATAATTCTGCTGCAAATTATACAATTAATATAGACAATGATATGGCTGATGCCAATTTTGCATGGAGTTCTGGTATTAGAGATGGTAATACAGAAGGGCGAGGTAGGTTTATGACTCCTAGAACAAGTCATACACTAACAGCATCTGCCTTTCAAATAGAATTTCAAAACGATAATTCCGACACTTTGAATGAACCTAACATTGGGTGTGTAATAATACACGGAGACTTAGCATAATGGCAAACGGAACAATAGCATTTGATACATTACAGACAAGTGGACAGATAACAGGCACAGCTAAGTCTGTGGATACAGATTATGTTGTGAATGGTAGTGCGAAGAGTTGGGCACACATTGCTCTAGGTGGTGCATCATTGCCTGACAGTTTCAATTTTTCTAGTATAGATGACGATGGAACAGGAGAATATGGTTTGAACTACACTAATGCAATGGGAAGTGTAAACTATTCATCAAATGCGACAGTGACTTATAGTCATGTATCATCTTCAAGTGCAGCTAGTTTAATATTTGTTGAAAGCAAGGCTACGAGTTCTGTTGAAATAGATGGGGGTTATACTAGCTCTAGTGGTCTTTTTGTTAGTAACGACATTGAAACAAACGCTAGTGTTACAATACAAGGAGACTTAGCATGACAATAGAAACACCAGAATTTCAAGGCACACATCTTTGGGATAGGCTGTGTTGGGCAAAAGAAAAGCTAGAGCCACACAGAACAGAATACTGTGTCGTATGGGAAGACCCAGAGACACCTGATGAACCTGCAAAGGTCACACATCCTGACCCTAATTGGATGGCTTGTGCATTAAAGGGTGGCATACTTCCCCCTGTAGAAGCCTATTGGGAACTCAAGAAGGATGAAGAAAAGCCTGACTTTGTAAAGCATACAAGAGGTTACTTGTTACACAACACTAAACCTATTGAAGCTATGACAGAAGAAAGAGCAATAGAATATCTTATTATGAAAGACTTACCGAGACATGTATGGCAAGACTACGACAAAGCCAACAAACCTCGTATGCTCATTTGTACTAAGTCACAGTTACCAAGCACTAGAGTGTGGCGAAATGCTTGGAAGATTAATGAAGAACTAACCACGCATAATGAAGAAGCTGCTTAAAGGAGAAACCAATGGCAACAACAAACATAGTAGACAAAGATGGTAACAGTATATCTGCTTCAGATGCTACTGTTCCTTCAGACAGGCACTTCAGAGGTGCATGGTCATTATCAGGTACAACCATAACAGAAGATTTGGCTGTAGCTAAAACTATATTCAAGGATAAAGTAAGGGAAGTAAGAGGTCCTCTACTTGATGCTGAAGATGTAATCTATATGAAAGCATTAGAAGCTGATGATGCAGATGCAAAGACTGCAAGTGTAGCAAAGAAGAAAGCATTAAGAGATGCTCCTGATGCAAGTGCCATTACAGGTGCAGACACTATAGCTAAACTTAAAGCTGCTTGGGATACAAGCGTATTAGGTGACAGTCCATACGCATAAGGAGTAGTAGATGGCTTTAACAAAAGTAAGAACAGCAGGTATAGATTATGCAGGTGCAACCTTCATAGACACCACTAACTCAGGTTCTATTACTTTGGACTTTGGTGCTTACAGTAATTTTGTCTTGACATTTACAGGGAATGTAACACTTGCTAACCCAACAACAGAGAGTGTTGGACAGTCAGGTGTTATTATTTGTATACAAGATGGTACAGGTGGTAGAACACTTACATTAGGTACTGACTATGAAACAGCTAATGGTGCTGATGTAATACTCAGTAGTTCAGCAAGTGCTGTAGATATTGTGCCTTACTATGTTAAAGCCAGTAATAGTATTATGCTAGGTAAAATACAAAGGGCATTTAGTTAATATGATTTCAAACGCAACACCTTGGATGTACGAACATGCACTGTATAATGGTGTTGCTACACAGTCATTGAGGACAGACCATAGTACTACTAAAAATTTATCAAGAACACCAAGTTCTGAATCAAATAAAAGAACTTTTACTTTTAGCACATGGTTAAAAAGAAGTTTTTTAGATTATAGTACTCTTGAAACTGTGCATCAAATTTTTTCTTCACAAGTAGATGGGAATGATTACTTTGCTATTTTTTTTCAAGATGATGGCAAACTTTATGTTGACGGCTATCATACATCTCAACAGCTAATTTTAGTTACAAACAGATTATTTAGAGATACAGGTGCTTGGTATCATTTAGTTGTAGCAGTAGATACCACACAAGGAACAGCATCAAATAGAATAAAGATATATGTCAATGGTATTCAAGAAACTAGCTTTTCTACAGAAACTTATCCATCACAAAATTATGACACTTATATAAATGATGATGTAAAGCATACATTGGGCAGTAGCTTTGATAATAGTAGTCAGGCATTTGGTGGATATTTTGCAGAAACAAACCTTGTAGATGGCACACAACTAGCACCAACTTCATTTGGTGAAACTAAAAATGGTGTATGGATACCAAAGAAATATACTGGCTCATATGGCACTAATGGATTTAGATTACAATTCAATCAAACTGGAGTAGGTACTGCATCAACATCAACAATAGGTGCAGATACAAGTGGCAATAATAATCACTATGCATCTAGCGGTATAGTCGCATCTGATTGTGCTATGCCTGATAGTCCAGAGAATAATTTTTGTACCATAAACCCTTTAGATAAATCTACTGATTTTACATTGTCTGATGGAAATTTAAAAGTGGCATCTGGAGGTAGTAATAATGGAAATTCAAGAAGTACGTTTGCTGTATCATCTGGTAAATGGTATTGGGAAGCACGAGTTAACAATACTGGCACAGCACACACAATAGGTATTACAACAAAGTCAGCTTCTTTATCTACTTATTTAGGCAATCATGCAAATGATTATGCTTATGCAAGAGATGGTACAAAATGGAATAATAATTCTTCAAGTTCTTATGGTTCTTCTTATGCTAATGGAGATAATATTGGAATTGCTTTAGATTTAGATAGTGGAACTATAACATTTTATAAAAACGGCTCATCACAAGGTACTGCATTTTCTAGTTTATCAGGTGAGTTTTTTCCTGCATTTGGAGATATAGCAGGTGCAGATGATATTAATTGGATAGCAAACTTTGGACAAGACAGCACTTTTGCAGGAGCAATTTCAGCAGGAGGAAATGCAGATGCAAATGGTGTAGGTGATTTTGCTTATGCACCACCATCAGGTTATCTAGCATTATGCACAGCTAACCTACCTGAACCAACCATAGGTGGTATATCAAGTACACTGCCTACAGACCATTTTGACATAGTATTAAGAAATGGAACTGGTTCAGAAGCAACACAAGCGTTAGGATTTAAACCAGATTTTTTATGGACAAAAACTCGTTCTCATGCAGTTAATCATAATATTGCATCAAGTTCACTTACTTATAACTATAGCTTTTTACAATCAAACACAACTGAACCAGAAAACACAAGTGCGAGTCACTACTACATGACACCAACATCTACTGGTTACACAGTAGGAACTGGTGATAATATAAATCAGTCTGGAAGAACTTTTGTTGATTGGCTATGGAAAGCAAATGGTGGCACAACCTCAAGCAATACAGATGGTTCTATAACAAGTACAGTTCAAGCAAACACAGATGCAGGGTTTAGCATTGTTACTTATAGTGGTAATGCTACGTCAGGTGCAACTATTGGACACGGATTAAGTCCTCTAGTACCTAAATTTGTTATTATAAAAAACAGAGATACGGCAGGAAATTGGACTGTTAGAACAACTGCCGTTGATGGCAGTTCAGATTTACTTCAACTGAATCTTACTGATGCAAAAGCTGATAGTGCAAGGTCTGCTCCAACATCAACTGTCTTTAGTGTTGGTAGTGGTGATGTTGAAAATAAGTCAGGTAATAATTTAGTAGCCTATTGTTTTGCAGAGGTAGAGGGTTACTCAAAGATTGGCAGTTATACTGGAAATGGCTCAACAGATGGTACGTTTGTTTTTACTGGATTTAGACCTGCTTTTATAATGTGGAAACGTACAGACAGTTCAACTGGTGGTG